CTGCTCATTTCCCTTTAAGGATGAACCAACCCCCAATGCAGAGTCTAATATAGTGATTATTTTTAATTTATTCTTACCCGATAACATAATTTAGGTTATATCTACAAAAACTATGTAAATATACAACATTTTTTGGATATAACCAAACTTTATTATCCGAAAGTTGAATTCTTTACATCTTGTAAAAAATCAGCTAAAAATTGAAGTTTATTTGCTATTTGCTCTCTTGGTTGGTTATCTAATACCATACCTTTAAGGTCTATTAAAGATGCGGCTGCAATAGAATGTGCATCATCTTTTGAATTTAAATATGCTTCAGAAATAGCATATTTTTTTGAAATTTCAGTCAGTGTCATAACGTTTGTTTATTAATATATATCCTTTCGGAAGAATTTTCCCATTAAATTTTCATTAATAGATTGTGGGTCCATCAAAACATCTAATTTGAATTGCCACCAAACTTCCCAATAAGTTAATGATTTTTTGGAAAAGCAGAACTGAATAATCTCTCTCTCAAAATCTCCGGCGTTTCCAGCCTTTACTTGTTCTTTTATCCATTCGTTAGATGAGTAATACTTTTCCCAATCGGATGCTTTTCTCACAACTCTCTTACGAACCTTTCCCTTTAAAGGTTTTAACCTTCTTGTTTGTGTTAATGATTTTTTACCAATATAGAATTTACCAGTTGGTATGTGTACGATTTTATAGACAAAACCAATCGCACCCTCTGGAGTGTTTTCTTCTGTAACAATATTTCCCTTAAATTTCCAAGACATTAATTACTTTTGTACAAGTTTTGTGTATTGTTTATCACCTGGACCATATCCTGGCATATTATATCCAGGTAGTGGTTTTGGATTTGAACCCAATTCTCCACTTCTTCCTTCTTTAAGTTTGGTTTCAGTTACCGAAGATGGGTCTACATTTCCAAAAGGTGCTTTTACATCTTTTCCAGGAATTGTACCAATAGAATATGGTGTTTGGTCTTTACTTGATGGTTTTTTAGCTTTTGTCCAATCGTTTTGTAAGCCGGCACCATTAAATGAGTTATATAAATCTAATATTTTTGACATTTTTCACTTATTTAAATATAAATATAAGAAACCTTTTAATTAAGTATCGAAACGTATTATAAAATTTAAAGGATAATCGGGTAAAGATTTAATAGGTTTTGGTAGTTTCGCTATCGCCACCATATTTAGTTCATCATCGTATAATCCAATTGTTGTAATATATGGTGCTAGATAAGAACCGGTTAGGTCAACAGAAGAGCTAAACATATAGTCATCAAAACTTCCAAATTTATTAGGATTTAAAGAAGATGTGAATGGATGTTTTTTTCCTCTTACCCATTTTATACCAGGATCATAAAAAGATGATGTTACCAAATCCCCTACAACAGTTGATCCTGGTCTTTGTACAATTGTAGTTATAATCTTACCACCATCTTCGTAAACAGCCGATGGATTCTGCGAATAATTAAATTCATTTTCTAATACCGATAGAAATATCTCATTTTCAAAGATTGTTTTTGTAGAACGAAAATCTAAGAAAAAAGTTTCTAAAGTAGAACCACTAATTACACCATCAGTTAAAACAACAAGACCTCTATCATAAAATATGTTTCCTTTTATGTTACTTGCAGAATCAATCAAATTTGAAAACCCATCATCGCTATATATAGTATTTACACCAGTTGGGTCATCATACAAAGTAACTGAACCAATCTTAATACCTTCCCCATAATATTCTTGTGGAACGGATATTACGGCTATTTCATTACCCAATACTCTTTCATCTTTTGATGCGTATGATTTTCGTTTACCAACTTCGGTAATAATAGAAGCCGTATCTGCATTGTTATAAAACTGAGATTTTATTGAATAGTATAATGCACGTTTTGAAACACCATTTGTTTTAGGGTCTACTTCAATATCATATTCTCCACCACTACCAGTTGATGCTAAATAAACAGGCACAGATGTTTCATCTAATCGCCATTCTTTGTAAACCTTTAGTGGTCTAACAATGATATCGGATTTTGGAATTTCTTTTATCATTAATGCTTTTTCTATAAATATGAATTAAACAAAAAACCCCCTTTCGGGGGTTTTCTTATTTAATAATTAAATTAATTAAAATGATAATTTAACTTTAATCAATACTTCTTTATCAAAAGATTTTACAATTGGTTGAGAAGTTTTTGCAACAGCCACACATTCATTTGAATCGTTATATAAACCGATTGTTGTTATAAATGTTTGTGGGTCAGTTTCAAATGTTGCTTCAGTAAAAGTTCCATCTGTGTTTATGTATGTAGGATTATTAGAATAGTTAAATTCTCTGTTTGTTGCTCTCACAAAGAAATGTTGTGTAGAAACGTTTTCAGTTCTACGAGCATCAAAATCAGCTCCTTTTTTAATTGCGTAGTATAATCTCTTATGATTATATTGTTCAGATGATGTTACGTGACTTCCACTCATTCCACCGATTAAATTTCCATTTTCGTCGTGAATATTTCCTAATTTAGTTTGAAGTGCGGTAGGGTTGAATACCATAATTCCTCTATCTGGATAGAATAATCCAAATCCTTTACCATTTGCATCGTATTGATTTGTAATTGTTGCTTCCAATTGAGTTCCAACATTTAAAACACCTTCTACAATATTGAATACTCTACCAGATTTACCATAGTTATCACCAAATTTCTTACCACTATCATCAATGAAAGTAAATAATCCATTTGAACCAGAAAGATTTAATTCCCAGTTTCCAGCATCCATAGATTCTCTATATCTATTTCTCGCAACGTTTACTACATAAATTCCGTTAGAATCATCTTCAGTTCCACCAGAGTTAGGGAATGAGAATTTAGAATCAGTTGGGTCTAATAAAATAGATTTATATTGTGCGTAAGTTGCTTTAGTTGCTAATGTTGAATCAGGATCAACATCTAATGTTGCGGAACCACTAGCATCAACGTGTCCATATGCTATTGCAAATTCAACTTCTGCAGATGAACTAATTTGAGGGTTATATGAATAGATATTGTAGTAATATTTTCCACTTGTTGCCGCCACTTGCGTAGATGCTGTGTAAAAATTATTTACCTGGGCTCCATCACTAGTCCACAATCCAGTTGTTACTACTTCTACCTTTGCGTTTACTTTATCAAATTCACCAAATCTTTTGTAAATACCAGTTGTAACACCAGCACCAACAGCAATTTGTTGACCAGCCGGTAAAACCGTATTAAGTAATGCAACTATCTGGTCAGAATCTACTACACCCGTATTTGCCAAAGCTGCAATCTGGGCCGTTACATTAGGGTCATTTATTTGTGCCATTTTTTATATCTTTTTTTATGCTTTATATGTTACCACCACAGGTATAGTTTGAGAACCACCAGTTTCATTACCATACACAGTTAATGTTGTTGAAATATCAATCGTCAAGTTTGGATTTGGTGTGAATCTGAATTCTAAACCACTAACCACTTGTGCGGTTGTTGTAACTTCTTCACCTAAGAATACTGGAACAGTACCACTTGTAGTTGCTCCTCTTGTAACAGTAAGAGTACCCGCTCTTTGGTCTGCCAATACAACGGTATAACCCGCATTTGAATTTCCTGCAGGAGAAGTTGTAGGTAACAATGCAACTCCACCTTCTGTTTGATTTACTGCAATTGAAGGTACACCCAATCTTACAGTTGGAATTTGAGTAGTTCCTTTTGGAAGAGTCACTAATTTATATCTCAATACTTGAGTTTCATCGGGTGAAGCTTCAGTAATAGGAATTGCTCTAATTGCTGAATCGTAATAAGCCGAACCCTTTGGGTGTGCAGGCTCATAAAGTGTGTAATCAATTTCATCATCACCCAAAGCGAATTTGGTGATGTTCAAAGATTGACCGGATGCCAATTTTTGTCTACCTTTTTTGGTAAGGATAGCATCTACGGTGATTTCTGTATTATCTAAATATGCCATTTGATATTGTTTTTAATGCTTTATTTCTAAAATAAATATAACCATTTGTTATTTTCAAATTTAATCAGCTTCCAAAATTGGTTCACCACTACCTCTACCAGTCTTAGCAACTCTAAGAATGTTAGGATTAGTTGTAAACGTTACTACAGGAGATAAACCGTCAGGTGTTTTTGATGCGTTTTGTATAGAACCTTTCCAAAAGGAACGTATCATACCCTCTCCTAAATTATTTACATATCTATAATGTGTTGGTAAATATCCATCTATTGCAGTAACTTGATTTATGCTATTTCCAACTGCAATACTTCCACTAAAATCCAATGTAGTAACTCTGTATTTATAATTTGTAACCAAAACATCTTCATATTTTACAGGTTGTCCTGATATATTAGTTGCCGGCCATCCTTCAGTTTGAGTTGATACTTTTGTTTTTACTTCTTCTTTTACTAAAAATACACTCTTTCTATCTCCACCATAAACTGATGCAGTTACGTGTGTTGTAAAGTAATTACCAAATACTCCATCAAATTTTGATATTATTGCATTACCATTTCTAGCGTATAATCCAAATCCGGCATTTGCTAAAGAATCCTTTTCCATACCAATCGCTACAAATTTAAATGCATCAACTTCTCCAGTTAAAGAAGAACCGGTTGGACACTGAATGGATGCGGTATATGTTGGCACATCTGCATTTATCAATTCATTTATTCCATAGTTAATAGATGATGTATAAAAAGGAGTTTCTGCCAATAAATCTATTATCTCATCATTTATTATAGATGCGGTATAATCATTTCTAGTACCTTCAAAAACTGCCACACTTTGAGCATCTAAGAATGCATCTTTTGGAATTGATTCGGATTCTAAAATTACATCATCGTTTGTGTTTATACTCGTTGCGTAATCATTTTTTTCCGCTAATGTTTCTTTCCATTTTGTTTTACTTCTTTCTAAAAAGTGAGGTTCTATTAATAGACCTTTAGAAACTTTAGCTCTAGCTGGTGCCAAATCATCCAATACATCAAATAGAGATTTATCAATATATCTTACCAACTGAATGTATTCATTAATATTTTGATTCATTCTTTGGAAATAATATTCTCTTAATGTTTCTAATTCGGAATATGTATCTTTATATTCATCTCTTGGGTCACCAATGTAATTATCAATATTAAAATCACCAAATGTTTTTAATATATCCATATTCAACTCTTTAATAGGAGAGAAGAATAATCCTAATCTATTCGAATCCACAGGAGATTGGTCAAATGCTTTTTTAGTTGCTCTAGTTTTGTAAGATAAATCGGTTACTAAAGATGCGGATTCAAAACGTATTTTATTACCATACCCAAATCCAATAGAAGGTACATTTGCTGTTACTGTTCTATCATATGGTGTATATTGATAAGGATACGAAGAAGCCGAATACATATTACTTGCGGTTGCATAAGAATCTATTCCATCATAAGTTCTATTTATTGCAACATTCTTAATATAATTGTCAGCTGTCCTATCTTTTGGATATTCAAAATCTAATCTAAATAATAGATGCTCAGTTGATGAATTATATTGATTACCATTTATTGCGTCCGGAAATAAAGTGTGATTATCAAATTTACTTCTTGATAATGGCTCTGTCCATAATCTTACTTCGTCTACATTACCCTCAAATCCATTTCCACCAATCTGTAAAGATGAACCACTGGACCATTGGGTATCTAAACTTAATAAAGACATACTAACCGATGTAATTATTCTCTGACCATCGGATGTACCTAACCATACTTCAAACCAAGACGAAGAATCTGCGTTATCGTATCTGTTAATCAATACATTTGAATAATACTCCGTTGAAATTGGGAAATCTAAACTTCCAGTTTTTAAATCAGGTCCATATGCATACGGGTCATAAGTTGCGTCTAAAATATAATATGTAGAAACCGATGCACTTATAAATGGTTCATCAAAGTAAGTAGATGTAGCTTGGTCACCACCAAAATTTAATTCCAATTTACCAAAAGAACCAGTTGTTTGCACCAAATCTATACTCCACTCACTTCCACTTATTAAAGTATATTTAGTTTGAGGTAGTTTTGATGGTTTTATTCTAAACTCAACAACATTTGGATAACTCAAGCTACCAGTATAATAGTGCCATGGTATTTTTACAGAAGAACTTCCACTAAGATATATAGCTGCAGTTCTATCATCAAATGTAAATTTAGTTGAGCCCCCTTTTGAAGGGTCTTGCGGGCCACCAAATTCCATTATCGTCAACATTGACTGTGGGATACCATAACAAGCCATAACAGCTTTTAAAGCTCTACCCGTTCCTTTATGTTTTAGAATATATGGAAGATTATTCAATATTCTTCTCCATACTTCTTCATTTGCATCTTTTAACGGCATTGAATATTTTGGAGTTCCATCTTTATGTACACCAAATGCATGCTCCCATAAAAATTGAGAATTAAATGCCTTTTTAGTATCCCAACCCAAAGATTTTAGCATATGCGCCACAATATCATTGGTGATTCCTTTATATTTTGAAGCTTCTATTTTTTTAGCTTTTGCCAATGAATTGATATACGCCCAAATGATATCAAAATGCTGACCAACCATATCAAAGAATAACTTAAATTCCGAATTATCAGTATCTTCAATAATATATGTTGGTAAACTATTAGCTAAATAGTTTGGGTTAAATTTATCATATTCTTCAGAAAAATATAACAAATTATCATACCACTGTGTAACACCGGTTGCGGTTGTTGGTTGAAGCTCATAGTATGCTAAGCCGTTTGGAGTAAATTGTAAAGTTTTTGGATATGCCAATGAATCAACGGTTTTGTATAACCATTTTTCATACGCATCCATTCCTCTTAAAATATTGTTTAAATTATCATATGCCTTTTTAGCCTCGTTCATTTGAGAAGGTCCGGCAAATACCTGTACTTCGTATTGTAATGTAAATAACCCATCTTCTGTTATAACTTCATACCCATTTTCAGTTAATACCGCACCACCCGCAAATGTTTGAGAAGATAACGAATTGTAAATATTCTTATAATACTCAATCAATTGCATTTTATAAAAGAAATTCTCTGCTCTTTCTACAGCTGAACTAAAATGTACATAGTTTTCAAAAAGATATGTTGAGCCGCTTACAAATTCAATATTTAGTTTTTCAGTATCAATACCGGTATTAATTGCATATTTATTTATAATATCGGTAGATGTTAATGAACCACTGGCTACCAAATCTTCATAAATCTGATATTCTATTCCATTATCCGGTTGTAAAGAAAAATTAGGGCCTTTTAATGTATTACAAATTTGTTCAGTTTCTTGAACTAAATTAATTGTTTCAATTATTGGCGTTGATTGAAGTTTAGAAATAAAAATTTGCTGATTAAGCTGTACGGATGTTGGTAATGGTTCGTATAATTTTACAATCAATGAATCAAAACTACCCGTCCATGTAGTAATTATTTTATTATCACCACTATTAAAATGCAATAGATGATTTAAATACTTACTACTCTCATCTCCAAAAACATTCATATCTATTTGAGATATAAATGAATTGACAAGTCTATTTATTGCCTGTTCTTTTGGTACTTTTAAATCTCCACCTACAAAATTTATAGAAATAAGTTCTTCTTTTCCAGAAATTGTCTTATACCCACTTATATTATATGGAACTAATTTTAAATTTAAAACAATATTATCAGAAGGACCATTATATTTTGAAAATTCAATTAATTTTTTAACATTTAATGTTAAAGAAGAATTAGGTCCATCTTGAAAATAATTTGTTGAATTATTTACATGAATTCTAACATAATCCGTATTTTCACTTGTATATGATATTTGAAAATCTACATCAGTACCAGTGTAATCGGCTCCTTTTAACTCTTTAGGATATGTTATTGTTTTTATATCAGGTGTACCAACGTAGACCTCATCAACAACTGATAAAGGAAACTCCAATGGGCTTGATTGTATTGTGCCGTTTTTAGCAACTAAGAAAATTTTATATTGACCTATTTCAGTAAAAATTACTGCGGGGATAGTTACTATTTTAGGTGTACCCGTAAGTGTTCCACCATCTACATTGAAATTATAAACTTTATCCTTAATATAAACATCAACACTTGTTGCATTTTCCGTTTGAATTGCAAACGGATAATCTTGTTTTGTATTTATGTTATATTTTTTAATCTCATCAGTAGAAACTAATTTTACCAACGGATTAACGGTTTGCACTATTGAAACTTCAGAAGAAATTATATCAACAACAGTATTTGCTTCCACATTGTATTCAAATGTAAGCGAATCAGTATCTAATGCACTTAACTCTCTTGGCTTTAATCCTTCCGATGTAATTGTGACATTTGAAATCTTAAATTGAGATATATTTGTAGAATTAAACTGCAGTTTTGTAGCAGGTTCTACTATTAAAGTTGTTACCCCTTCAGTAATTTTTGTTGTTTCGGAAACTTTGGTATTAGTTATTGATACCGAATTATTAGGTCCTTTTAGATTAACCGTTACATTATATGATTGTACCGCTGAATCAACAACTATTTGTTTTGTATTATCTTTTTGTAAATTAAAATTTATTTCTTTTACATCTCCTTCAAATGTTGTTGCATCTTGATTTTGAAGAACTCCGTCTACAATATATTCTATTTTAAAAATATAAGGTGAAGTTTTTGTGTAAATACGTTGAGCGGGCTCAAAATCAAATTTGCCATCAAAATTTACTAATTTGTTTTCATAAGTACCGAATCCTGTATCTGCAAAATTTGTATTTGGTATTACATCAATTTTATAAACCTGTTTGTTTAAAAATCCTTCTTTTGATAATTCAATTATTTTACCAGCCGATGCAATTACATCGGAAATAGTAAATCTTAATCTATTAGGAGTGGTTTTAAATGTATTTTCCCCATTAATCACAATTGATGCTCCTACGGGATCAGATGTTACATTTAAAAATAAAAACGAATCCTGATTAACCGTTCCTACATAGTCTTGTTTAATTGGTATAATTACATTGCTACTTTTAATAATACCAACACCTCCTGTGGGCAATATTACCCCATCTACAGGATTTATATTACTTAAATTTGAATATAAATTCTGCTTTAAAGAATCCTCACTAATACTATTTAATTGGGAATCAAAAGGTGGTTGTTCTATTAATCTCGGCATCTTTTATAAATTATAATTCATTTTTAGGATTTAAAAAATCTTGTATAACATCATTATCATTCACCACATTAGTATTAATTGATATACCACGTCCCCCAACTCCAATTTTAGGATTTAAACTTTTTGTTTTACCTTTCCCAAATTTATTTCCCAAACCTTTAAGTTTTCCAACCCTTTCTTTACCATCTTCTATTTTTTTTCTAACTCTATCTAAAAATTTTGTTTTAGGTATTTTAACAGGTTTTTCTAATTTAATAGGCTCTGAATCTTGTAATGGTACTTTTATTGCTAAATCCGGTAAAATAATTTCATCTGGAATTCCTATACCTTTTATTTTTATATCTTCTATAACATCACTTACCAATGCAGGTTTTAATACAGTAGTAATTGGTTTTACAATTTGTTCTTCTTTTATCAACGGTGGATTTGTTAAAATATTTAAATCGGATTCTTTACTTTGTAGAATCTGAGTAACAGCATCGTAACTTTCAAATTTATCAATAACACTACCACCATATTTTACTTCAGGATTAATCAAAAATTTATTTAAAACTTGGATTAATATTTTTTCACACGTACTAATAATACTTTCTTTTGATAATGCTACCGATGATTTAAATGATTTTAATTTTCCATAATTCAAATCATTAATATCAGAAATTCTATCTGTAAATTCGTATATACATGCTTCGGCAAATTTATTATAAATGTTTGTACAAAATATATCAAACCCCTGTATTTTAAATTCTGATATAAATGATTGAAACCACTGCTCCGAATATGCGGCTTTTAAAGAATTTGCAATATAATTTGCATTAATACTTTCTACCGCTGAAATAGCATAACGAATAGTATCCTCTTTAAAATCTCCACCGTTTACGAATATATTAAATCTCTCTTTTAAATTTGGATTAGGAAAATTTTTATTTTCTACAGGAAATAATCTTATTTCCAATCTGGAAGGAGATATTTCCGATATCCAAAGCTTATCCAATCCTTTTTCACTACCAACTCTTTTGTTAATTAAAGTAATTTGTACTTTAAAAATTCCATTATTATAACCTGCTTCTTTTATCAATCTTTCAGCATCAATAAAGTATTCGGTAGGAAACTTATATTTCTGAAATAAAGTTCCTTCCGCAATTAAAAAATAATCTTTAATATTATCCGATGTAAGAGAAATATATCTAACCAACCCAAAAGTAGATTGAGGAAGTTGATTGTCATTTGCATCGTATAAAACAAATTCAATACAATCGTTATCACTAAATCCAAAAAAAGATTGAATATCACCCACTTCAAATAAAGCTCTATCATTAGAACTAATTCTAAATCCTTTATTATTTATTATATCTTTAAAAGTTTTTATAGCCATTTTTTAATATTAACCTTTGAATTTAGCTCCAACTTGTCTTTGAAGTACAAAGCTTAAAGTAACTGTTGACGATTTAGATTTAAATATTATAGAACCTTTAAATGATTTGTCACTTCCACCTTTTATTTTATCAATCGCCTTTGTATTGGTATTTATTTTTAGTGTTTTTCTTTCCTTACCATTTAAACTAAATCCTGAAATGTTTTCTAAGTAACCTTTGGTTTCTCCTTCTTGTTCGGTTGATATTGTAATTGCTTCTTCTGTAAAATTATATACTTCAATATCTGGGCCTTTTAACCAAGTACCTCTTCCGTCATCTTTTACTCTAGTTCTAAATGCTAAATCTTCAGGAATAGTTTCACTTCCTTTAGTAATAACTTTTACTGAAAAATCCATACCAACTTTTGCACCTTCTGCTAATTTTGCATCTTTTCCTTCAATTTGTTCTTTATATGCTCTATTTTGTTCTTCTAGCGATGCAACTCTTGCTGTTAATGAAACTCTTTGAATAGCTTCTAATGTTGCTTTTTGAATTGCATTTTGTAAATCAACAACATTTGATTGAATACGTGTACCATATTGAAACGCTTCATTTTGTGCAGTTGCCGATGCAATAGATTCTCTATCTACGTCTATTCTTAAACTTTCGGTGACAATTTCCAGTTCGGTAACTTTTGCCCTTAAATCATCAATTTGTTTATTTAATTCAATATTTTCAGCCGTTAAATCAATTACAGATTGAGTTACTGGATTATAAATTCTTCTTGGTACAGTATCTTCTTCTGGTGGTGCATCTTGTGGTATTAATTCAAATATTTCAGTATCAACAACTTTTAATAACTCATCTTCATTATAAGATGGTTTTGTAAGTTTTCCAAATACTATTCCAGAATTTTCTTTTGTTTTATCAAATGTATATACGCCAGAATCATTCTTTGTATTAATAACCAAAGAACCACTTATAAGTATTTTTCCTACACCAATCTCGTTTTTTAAACCGGTATTACTCATTTTAATTTTTTTCTAATGTAAAACACATTTTATTATCAAAATAATGTTCTATTCCATCTAATATTAACTTAAACTCAATCTTATAAACTCTATTTACTTCCCAATTTGAAAGATTTAATTTAATATAATTTCCTTCTGAATCACAACTAACTTTTGAATAATCACTAAATGGTATTATAATATCATCGGATAAATAATCTTTAATTTGATAATATGTAGTAGAAGGTAAATATTTTACATCATCATATTCAAATGTACTTTGAAAAGTTTTTAATGGATATAGTTCTCTACCAAAAACTCTTATTTTATTGTTTGAATTAAGTTTATAAGAAGTTTTAAAATTCTTTAAAGAAATTTTTATATTCTCAGATGTTAATGGTAATAATGAGCCTGTTGAAAAAATTTGGTCATCCCATCCAATTCTAATTTTTGGTTGATATATTGTATTTGTTTCTTTACTAAAGAATTTTAAAATACCATAATCATTTGTGTCATTTTCAAACTCTGTGGAATGTTTAATTATTATTCCATCATTATTTAAACTACCGCTTATCCAAGCTGCTAACATATTTTTTACATCCATATTCACATCGGCTGTCTGATAACTATAACTTTGTGTTCCTTTATAGTTATTACTAAAATACCAAACACCCCCAACCCCATCATATGAACCAGTTGAACCATTTACAAATGTTGATGTTGGTAGCCATTCCAAATTTGAGTCCCCTTCTCTATAATTCCAAGTTACACCTTGCGTAGAAACTGCATCAAATCTTGTACCTTTACCCATTTCCCAACTTTGTGATATCGGATAAGCATATATGCTATATTCTAATGGAAGTTCTTCACTTTCGGTTTCTTTTAAAATTAAAGTTGCCTGTGATAATTCAATTTCTCCATCTGCAATTGATTTTGATAAATAATTCATTTCAAATTTCAGCAAAGAACGAGAAACATCTTTAACATTTCCGTAATAAACTTTACTTACTTCCAATATCTCATCTAAGCCAGTATTTTGATTTGGCTGTTGAAGATAAACCGATGCATCTTTTGATGCTGTTAAAAAATAGTATGCCATTATCTTACTCTACCTTTAATGTCTTTATCAGGAAACTTTACTTCAAAAACCGATGGGTCTAAAGATGGATATACAATCTTATCTTTAGTAGCTATATCAATATTATAAGAATGAGGTGCGTAATTTCCACCACATTTATTTGTAATTTTTAGCATTGGTACTGATTGAACTCCTTCTACATTCGCCAATAATAATTCAATTTCACTCAAATTAATTGTTTGATTAAATCCCCAATTATCTATACTAAAATATTCTTTTAATTCGTTTACGCATTTTATCAATACTTCCGCTTTATTATAATCCGAATAACAAATTATTTCAAATTCAACTCCAATATTAATTACAAATCCATCTAAAAGATTTACGCCATCTGTTAAAATTTTATATTCGTTTAAATATGTCTTTATATTTTCTTTTAACGCTCTATTAATATTTGTAAGATTACCGTTTGAATCATAAGATAACAAATAAAGATTAATTGCAAATGGATTATTTTTTTCATTTTCGTTTGCAGTTTTACCAACTAAAAATTTAGTAATTCTTTCTTTAACCATATTTTCTGCAGGTTCTTGTGTATCTGGTAAATTAATAAAATCCATTACAATATCGGTAAATTCTTGCAAATGATTAGGAGAAGCAAGAATAGATGATGGTGAATTATTATCAAGTGTACCATCCGCCGTTGCATATGCTTTTGCAACTGAACCAAATTTTGTTGGCATTGATAATACTCTTATTTGATAATCTTTAGCGGTTACTGCTCTATTTTGAGAAGCAAAATTTGCTAATGCATTTTCTTTTATTTCTATTATACTATCTCCACTTTTACCACCAACTGCAGGGAGGTCATTATCAACTGCTATTGTATTTTTCATCTTTATATACAATGCTAATTCTTGAGAATTATAATCGGATAAATCTTCATCGTATTCTATTTTTTTAATAGTTCTAATAGTATTTGAAGATACGTTTGAAAAAACACCACCACCCGTTAAATACCTTATAGTTAATGTGGTATTCGATGGCGATGTACCATATGTTTTTGTTTTTAAAAAGTTTGTTGGGTCAAACGATTCCTCTAAACGGCTAATTGAATTTGGTAATCCCAATCCTACATTTTTAAGATTTGGAATTAACAATTCATCTGAAGCTGTTGGGTCACCCGCACCAAATTGAATAGTTGTTGTACTATCTTCATTAACCAATGTGGTAAATCTTTTTGGAGTTTTAATTGTTTTTAAAATATAAGGAACAGTAGATTTAAATTGATATAAATCAGGATCATTAGCTTCTATATTAGGTTGTTCTACAAAAACCATTTCTTGTGCCAAATATGGAACTTCATAATATTTGTTATTATTTGAATCTCTTACATCAACTATCTGTATAACATCAGTATCGGTAAGTAAAACCGATTGATATGGAACATAACTTCCAAAGGTTTGTTCCTTTACTTTAATAATTCCAGATATACCATCAATTTGCTTTTTTATTAAATATAAACTCGGTTCACCTGTCAAAGAATCTCTCTGATAAACAGTAATTTCTCTATTTGTTTCGTCACCAAAATCAACAACATCTAAAGTATAAAATTGAGTACTATTATCTGAAGATTCCGTTACCATACCAGATTTTATTCTTAGATAATATTTTTCATCAGGTTTATTATTAGTACCAATACCAATAGAAGGAACTAATTGATATACACTCAGTCTTACAGTAGATGGTGTTGTTACTTTAGGTTTATATCCCAAATATCTAGCCAATGGTATAACACTTTGTATATCATCGGCATAAACCATTAAAGATTGCTTAAATGTATCATCTATATAATAAGATAATACATCACCAACATAAGCCGCCATATCAATAAACATACTTCCAGGTGAAGCATCGCTAAAGTCATTATATTGTTTAGGATAATATGTTTTTGCGAATTCAATAAGATTTTCTTTAAATTGCGCAAAATCTTTATTAAGATATTTTACATCTTTACCCTTATTCTTAAAATTTTTATTTATACTTTTTAAAGCCATAATATTATGAGTTATTTCTAAAATTTAAATCAACAACAAAGCTAGAGTTCATAAAAGGTGCATTAAATACGATACTAACTGTCACTTCATTTCTATCTCTTTGTTCGTTTGTGTTTGAAACTTCTATACTTTGTATTTGTAATTGAGGAATCCAAAATCTTACTGCAGTGTCTATTGCATCATAAATTTTATCTTCTAACCCCTCATCATTTGGTTCGAATAAAATTGAGCGCAAACGTGTTCCAAAAAGGGGTAATCCAATTCTTTCACCCTGATTGGTTCTTAACAAATTAACAACAGATGCTTTTAACGCAGATAAATTATCATATGTTTGCAAAAAACTATTCGTACCCATTTGAACGGGCAAAGATAACCCTATTGCATAATCTGAAAGATTTGTATTTTTATCACTTACAATATATTGACCTAATATTACAGCCATTACTTCTTAAATCTTTTTACAAGCTCCGAATAATCTCTATTGAAAGCTTTATCTAATTCTGCTACACCAGTTTGAACACCCAGCCCACTTTTTTGAGTTCCACTGGTAAATTCACCATAACCCATTTTTTCGGCTATTGCAGTTCTACCCACAATTGCACCCATATCACCTTGTCCAAAACTCATAGTTCTAAATCCACCATCACTCCCAACGGCCTGTCTAGTTTCGTTAAGTATTTGGTTAATCATTGGATTTTTGCTAAATGATTCTTCTTTAATTTCTTTTTTAGGTTCATCATCACCTAAGATAGCTTTAGCCATACTTAACCCTTCAGATTTGAGTTTTACAACCTTTCCCTCAGCCATAAGTTTTTTCATTTCGGCTCTAACCCCCTCTTTAATTAGGGTTGGTAATTGTTGTTTTACCTCTTCCTGAACTAGGATTTGAATAGCTTTTAAAAGTTTATCAGTATTCATAGTTGTTTATTGTTATGTTTATAAATATTTAGATTGATTATTTTTAAAGTTTACTTTCTTCCTTTAGAAAATATAGTACCACCTATTACTATTGCAGATGGGTCTGACCTCAAATCCAATAGATATTGATAGTTTCTTCCTTTGATTTTTTGATAGTTTCCATTTGCGTCTTGGATTGGTATGCCATTTGTACATTTTATATACAAGCAATCATCATTTGAAGTAAAATTTACATAACCTTTATCTACATTTGGTAAAATTTCTTTTATAGAGCCAAATATTGATTTTTCTCTAGTTGGCGTTGGACCTTTTAAATACCAAATTCTACTAGATGCCGGTCCAGTGACTGGTTCAAATTGTCCGGGTGAATTTATAGTTTGCGAAACGGTTTTAGCTCCCCTTACTCCTAAACGCGTTCTATTTAAAATAACCGCTGCAACATAAGCCTGTTCGGTTTGGTTTAAAGAGGATTCTGCCGCTATAAGTGATATAAAATTACTATACTCTTGGTCAGTTGTAAAAGCACTTCCAAGATAAGCTTCCGCAACTGCTCTAGCGTCTGTTACCGAAGCTACATAATTTGTTTGTGGTGTATTTCCATAATTCGTAACTTTTGTACCATCTGCTTTATTTAAATTAGGATAAACTACGTTTTGACTATTTTGTATATCTTCTTCTTCTTCCGCAAATAAAGAAACTGTTTTTTTAGCCCTACCCGCTTCATAAGTTGTATTGACATTTGGTTGTTCATCACCAGCTCCTCCAAATTCTATTTCTCTTTGCGTTGGTGGTAACTTATATCCTTTCCAAGATACTTGTGAGGGTACAGGTGTACCAGTGGGGGCTGCTGTTGCTTGTGTTACAATAGTTCCTTTCACAGTTAGCATATGTTCTGTTGCCATCTTAATAAATTCATCTATTAATATACCACAATTCAAATTTGGATAAACACTTGCCATTTTAATATTTTGAAATATGATTGAATAATATTGTAACCTGGTTACCTACGGGATGAAATCCATCTTTAATTACACCAACTGAAACTTTGGGAACAATTGTTGCACCTGTTATTGTTTCAGAAATTAATTTTTGATATTTTTGATATTCTTGTAAGTAAGGTATATATCCTTCTTTTGCTGTAACATATCGTGTTAATGGCATGTTTTCAATTAACATATCATTTTCAGAATCATATCCTGTTATTACAACCGATTTTGCTCCAGTTTTGTTTACCGAATCTACCATATTTTGTAAAGATGCTAATACTCTTTCTGCTTTTTTTGCAGAAAATATATCATTAGTTCCACCATATATGTAAACTTTATCGTATTTATTCACATTCAATTCTTTTTCTAATTCAGGCTTCATCCAATCGGTTAATTGTTTTCCACCTATTGCCAAAATTTTGATTTCTGAATCTCTTAATGAATTTTTAAATTTAACTGACCAAGTTCCAGTTTTTTGTCCATTATAAAATTCTGCCGTAATAGAATCTCCAACAATTAGAATTTTTTTATTTTTATTATCTTCTTGTGTATTATTTTCATTTTTATTTGAATTATCTTTTTTATCAGGCTGATTGTTAATATCGTCCTGACTTTTCCATATACCCGCATCAGTTATTATATTGCTCACACTTACTACATTTGCTATAATTCCTGTACTTAGTTGTGCCGGTGTTGGGAGTGGTGTTGGGAATGATGCCAATTTTGCAGTTGACCAATATCCTTTAACACCTTTACCCATCTCACCAACCAAATCGTATGGTGTGGTTTTTGAATAACCTTTTTGTAGTGCAGTCAAAAATAATGTTTTCATTAGCTGTTTATTTCCCGATACTACTTTTATATTATCAGGAATAGTTCCACCTCTTTTTACAGCTGCATCATATTCATCTGCAAAAGCTTCCGCAACATAGTCTATATCCGGTACCTGTTTTGCGTTACAAAGTCTATTTATTAAATTTGTTTTAAAAAGTGACCAACTCATTAAATATCTTTTAAAGGATTATTTATATTTGGTAATTGTGAAGATACATTCTTTACACTGTTTCCAACTTGAGATTGTATGTTTCCAACTTGAGATTGTATGTTTCCAACTTGAGATTGTATGTTTCCAACTTTATCTTTTGCAGATTGGACTAAAGAATCTGCTTTGGATTTTAAATTTTCTAGCTTAGATGTGGCACTTTTAAGACCACCCATTGCTTTTTGTTTTAATTTTTCTCTATTTTTAACTATATTTGGCTTTGGTGGTTTTTCCTGTTTAAATTCTTTTAGTTTTTTAAATGGCGGTGGTTTTATAATACCTTTAAACGATGGAATTTCCGGTTTTTTTATATTTTTAAATTTATCAGCTAGTTCTTTTGCTTTACCTTCGGCATTTGCAACTATCGTTTTTCCTTGTCCTGTAAAAGATTGAATTTTATTTTTAAGATTATCTGCACCAAATTTTGCCGAATCAGCTAAAGAAGGAATTGATTCTAAATTTAAATTCTTAGGATTTAAAGGTACATCTATTGGATTCGGAATAGAATCCGTAACAGATTGCAGGTTTTTAATAGCCGGCCCTTTAAGTTCATTAATCTCAGTTATACCTATATTTTTCATTTTATGATGTTTGATTTAAAGTACTTAAAATATTATTTAGTTTTCCTTTTATACCTTCAAAAACTTTTCTATTTTCAGAACCTATTGCAGATGGCCCCGCAGGTGTTTTAAATTGTAAATCACCAATAGCATCAAGTATTTCTCCTAAAATTTGAACTAGTTGTTTACCCTTTACCATTGGTTCTGGATCTTTACTACCTAAAAATATTTTTCCAGCTCCAGTAGACATAAAAATATCTCTATCATTAGTTAAAATGTTAATATTATCTCTAACATTTACATCTATTCCTAATTTATTATCAATAGATAAATTACCATCCGAAATAAATCCATAATTCTTTTTAGAATAAAAAATCATTTCTGCATTTTTTGCAGATAAAATAATTCTTCCAGAATTTAAAAGTATTTGGTCTCCTTTTAATATTGATGGATAATCTACAAATGATTCCGGTTTTGTTTCAAAATCAGATTTACCATTTGCATCTACGGTACCAGGTTGAAAATTAAACTGATAGTTATTTGATGTTAATGCTATCGTACTCCCATCTCTATTAATATCTTCTTCTATACTTACATCTACACGTTTTGCTCTGTTTACAGCACTTTCTCCATTTCTAATTATTAAAGTTGGTGAAAAAGATGGGGATTGATTATTAACGTTATTATATGCGGATAATCGTATTGATTGTCCAAATCTAGATTCTATTAAAGTATCTCCTTCATATAATTTTAATTTATGAATATTTGGTGTATATTGAAAATATTTGCCAAGTACATCATATTTTTTAGCTTCAGAACTATTTGTTGTATTTGTAATATTTGTTTGCTCAGTAAGTTTATAAGATTCTACATTTGGTGTAGCATTTGAATTTTCTTGTTTTGATTCTAATTTATAAGAAATTTGATTAATTATAGCACTATTATTGGGAGTTTCATTTGTAGGTTCTATTCTATGATAAAAAACACCCAATCCTGTTTTTACTAATTGTATTTGCTCATTTATTGTTGGTAAGTTTTTAAGAGTTTTATCCAAAGGAAGTGCAATATCTAAATCTTTAGAACTAACACCAAATCCATCTTGCTCTCTATATACAGCACCACCAATAAAAGTTAATCGTATTTTTTCATCATATTTCTTTAAATACTCACTATTTTCATCCAAAATAACATCATACACAACTCCAATATTACTATTTGTAATGGAATTAGTACTAGTTGCTATATTATTTGAAG